ATTGAGGGCGCTTATTTTGCTGATCTAATATCTAAAGCCCGACAAGACACGCCAACAAGATTAACCAGAATACCGATAGAGGTTGGTATAGATGTTGATACGTTCTGGGATTTAGGTCGCAATGATAAGAACTCTATATGGTTTATGCAGCAAATTGGTAGAGAATACCGGTTTGTCGATTACTATGAGAACTCAGGGGAAAGCCTGAAATTCTATGCAAAGATACTGAAAGAGAAGAAAGAAAGATACGATCTGACTTATGGTAAACATTATTTGCCACATGATGTAGGTGTAACTGAGTTAAGCTCACTTGAAAACAAATCAAGAAAAGAGATTCTGGAAGACGCAGGAATACGCCCTATTGTAGTTGTGCCAAGGATAAGCGATATAAACGAAGGCATACAGATGACAAGGGATATATTGCCGTCATGCTGGTTTGATAAAGAGCGGTGTTCAGTTGGTATAAAGTGCTTAGAGAATTACAGGCATGAATGGGACGCTTCAAATTCCGTGTTCAGATCACATCCTTTGCATGATTGGAGCAGTAACGGAGCTGATGCGTTTAGGCAGTTTGCACAAGGGTATCAGGAATCAAATAACGAATGGGGGAGTGAGCTTGAGTATAAATCAGGTAGTATCGCATGATTTGGCGAATTCGCTAATGACGCGTATAATAAGCAACAGCGTTTCTAACTACAACACTGGCAGCATTGCATGATCTCAGATACTACGCTTTCATCAATAATTCAATCTCAATTAAATAACTCCATTGGCGGCTATTCCTCTGATTTAGAGAATGACCAAGCCCAAGCGATGGACTATTACTTTGGACGACCATTTGGTGATGAGGAAGATGGACAATCATCTGTTATCACTCGTGACGTACTGAGCACCATAGAGTGGACAATGCCCTCACTGATGCGAGTCTTTACCAGTGGTGAGCGCACAGCGCAGTTTGACGCGACCGGTGAAGAGGATGAAGACCAAGCTCAGCAAGAAACTGATTATGTCAATCATGTCTTTAATAAGCAGAATGATGGCTTTACCATTCTTTACAGTTGGTTTAAGACAGCTTTATTACAAAAGAACAGCTATCTAAAAGTCTGGATCGATGAAGAAGAGAAGGTAACAACCGAAACATACGAAGGGCTTAATGATTCAGAATTAGAATATGTTTTATCTCAGGATGGCGCGGAGCCTATCGAGCATGAAACACGAATAGACTTACAAGTACAGCAAGACCCGATGACAGGTGAGCCGGTTGAGATACCCGTTGAGCTACACGATGTTAAAGTTGAGATCACTAAAACATCTAAGCAAGTACGAGTTGCTGCTGTCCCGAATGAAGAAATGCGGATAGCCAGATCAACCAACGCATTAAGCCTTAAAGAATCTCCTTACGTCTGTCATTCAAGAGCAATGACGCAATCAGAGCTTATCGGTATGGGCTTTGATAAAAAGCTTGTTAAATCCTTGCCAAGTTATGACGGTGAAAAGGACGGTGAGTTAGAGATAGCGCGTGAACAGCTTAATGATGAAGATTCGACACAGTATGACCCTGCTGATGATTCAATGAGGTTGATTACGGTGGATGAATCTTATATCAGAATGGACATGAATGAAGACGGTCGCGCGCAGCTTTGGAAGGTTATGACGGCTGGCTCTGTTATTTTAGATAAAGAACCGTGTGATTTTATCCCGTTCCCTGTTCTATCCCCTATTCTTATGCCTCATCAACACATTGGGCTATCTTATGCTGACCTAACCATGTCAGACCAAAAGATACGGTCTGTATTATGGCGCGGTATGTTAAACAATCTGTACTTAACTAATAACCCTGAAAAAGAAGTATTGCAGGGTAAGGTTAATATGGACGACTTACTTAGCTCAAGAGCCGGTGGTATTAAGCGCGTTAAGCAGATGGGCTCGATTAATACACTAACTGTACCCTTTACAGCCGGTGCAAGTATTCCTATGCTTGAGCTTATAGATGCTGAACGTGAGTTTAAAACAGGCGTAGGTCGTAACACAATGGGCTTAGACGCTAATGTGTTGGCTAAGTCTACCAAAGGCGCGTTTATGGGGGCTATGGAGCAATCTAACCAGCGTCCTGAAATGTTAGCGCGTACTTTTGCTGAAACTGGCATGAAAGACTTATTCTTAATGATCCATGAATTAATTATTAAGAACTACGATGATGATATAGCGGTTAAATTAAATAATAAATTTGTACAGATTAACCCGACTGAGTGGAAAGCCCGCACAGATATGACGGTAGTAGTCGGTTTGGGTACTGGTAATCGTGATTCTGAATTACAGCAACTATTCACCATAGCCGAGAAGCAAGAAGCGCATTTGATGAATGGCTCTAATCTTGTCACTCCAAAGCATTTATATAACACTTATGCACGACTAACCGAAAGAGCAGGTCTTAAGAACCCTTCTACTTACTGGCTAGACCCTGATAGTGAAGAAGCTCAACAAATAGCACAACAAGCCGCACAGAACAAAAAGCCTGATGTTAATGAAATGATGATTCAAGCCCAAATGAAGATCGAGCAAGATAAGGTTGTCATGGACGACAAAGAGCTTAATCATAAGATGATGAAAGAAGCCAAAGAGATTGAGCTTAAAGAACGTGAAATGGCTCTGAAAGAATACGAAGCGGGCATGAAACCGCAGATTGAGGCTGCTAAGATCGAAGCCGATAGATACGAGGCTGACGTTAAACAAGAAACGTCACTCGCTGTTGAAAGACTTAAAAGCGGAGCGTCTTTTCAAGATGCTATTACTGGCATAATGAGCACACAAGCACAGAACGACGCACAATTAACCGAAATGATTAACGGTATATTAGGTGAATTAAGCACGGTTAGAAGTGAAAACGCGGAAGCATTGCAAGGCATGAATACAGGATTCAATGAACAGCTACAAACAATGGCCGGACAGATGAATCGTAAGAAGAAGATAATTTATGACGCAGACGGCGAGCCGATAGGCGTTGAGCCGGTAATAGAATAGCCAACCAATAGGAGCTATGAGAATGTTTAACAAGAAGCTGAAAAGTAGAATTACAGAGCTTGAAGGCTTATTAAGCTCATCAAGAGATAATATTAGCTCATTAAGGGACAAGCTAAAAGCACCAAAGAACCGCCCTGATTTACCGTGGGCTGACCACGACATGACACCTGAAGAAAGAACCATGAAGGCCAAAGAGATTATCTCGAATCCTTTAATGATGGAAATATTCAGAGGGCTTGAAGATGGTCTATCGAATGGAGCGAGAAGCGCGGATTTATCGAATCATGTAGAGCTTATGAGCTACACAATGGGCTTGCAGATTCTTGACCAGATTGTTGATTATATTGAAGATCGTATAACTGACGAAAAAGTAGTAGAATATAACCAGAAAGTAGCGAATGTAGCTAATTTCAAACATTAACGGGTTTACCCTCGCTGTGAAGCGACATATTCCCTAGCCGGAGTTTTTAAAATGAGCCAAGACGCAGAGTCAGCCATTGAAGTAGTAGAAGTAACAGACGTACAAAGCGCAGCCGATGAGATCGAGCGCAGAATGACAGCCTCAGAAGAACCAACGGAAGAAGTAGCCGAGGTTGAAGAAGTAGAAGACCAGAATTTAAACCCTGATGAGGAAGCCGAGCCAGAAGTTGACGAGGCCGAAACATCAGATGAAGAAGAAACCGAATTAGAACAAGAGTCTGAGGATCAAGAACCGGAAACGGAAGAAAGCGAGACACCAGACTTCCAGAACTTAGCTGAGATTGCAGAAGCGATTGGTATGCCATTGGATGAATTTATGGCAAATATCAAAACGACTCGCAAGATCAACGGTGTTGAGGAAGAGGTTACTCTCGCAGAACAACGTGACGGCAATCAGAGAGATGCAGATTATAGACACAAAACAACCGCCCACGCGGACGTTGTTCGTGAGTTTAATAGTTGGTCAGATGGTGAAAAAGCCAAATTAGGGCAGCAATTCCAAGAAGTCGCAGCAATGACGACCAACCTTGAGCAGCAGCTAATGGGTGAATTTAATAGCATTGATTGGAATGCATTAGAGCTTGAGGATCGTGAAGAGTGGCTAGTTCAACGTCAGAAGTTTGGCGAAAGAGCGCAGCAAATCGAAACGGTTAAAAGCCAAGTCGGACAACAGCTAAACGAACAGCAGCAAGAAATACAGGCAAAGCAATCAGAAGCAACGCAATTAGAAAGAGAAGAGAACGGTCGTTTGTTACTTGATAACATACCGGAATGGCAAGACCAAGAGGTATGGAAGCAAGACGACAAAGGCATGAGAACTCTTTTATCTGATTACGGATTTTCGGAAGGTGAAGTTAATAACTCGTATGACCATCGAATGATTAGAATGGTTAGAGACTTGATGAAGTTGAAATCAAAGACGGGTAAAATTGACGTAGCCAAGAAGAAGGTTAAGAAGCTGCCTAAGATATTAAAGCCAAGTATGAAGCCAGATAAGGTTTCTATACAAGGCAAACAGAAACAAGATGCACGCAGAACCCTTAAGAAGAACGGCAACGACATAAACGAAGTTGCTAAATACCTTGAAGGGTTAATGTAAACAAATTAACTACTGTCGTGATGACA